CTACATCACGTTTTGTGTGATGAGTTCGTAGTGGTGCAGCCGGCCGCGGAGCATGTGCCGCTCCACAGTGCCGTCCACGTACAGGCCGGGGCCGCTGACCGAGGGGTCGGTGACGATGTGTCCACCCTTAGGCCACGACAGCCGCAGCTTGTCGCCGATGTCTGGGGGGATGTTCGCCACGGGGGCCAGGATGACCCGGTAGCGGGAGATGACCAGATCACGGCCGGAGGTCAGCACGGCATCGGTATTGAGCGCGATGATCGCGGCCGGGGCGGCGGCGGTTTTCTGCCATTCCAGGATCGGATTGCCGCGTGTGTCCGTCTCTCCGGTGTCGACCTGCATCCACACGTCAACGCGGTCGTGGAGGATCACATCGCCCGCTTTCTGTACCGGTTCAACACGTACGTTTCGGCGAGATTCCAGCCTTGCCAGCAGCCACGGATACCGACATTGCCCACGGTGGTATCGAGCTGTTCGGGGTTGGCAACGAGGCGGGCCGAGGCGGTGGTGATGACCGCCGAGAGTTCATCATTCGGGACGTTGCCGGTGAACCCGTTGCTCCGCACGTATGCCTTGACCATGACCGTCACGACGGGCACAACCTCCTCCGCCAGGGCGACAAGCGTGGTGTCGCCGCCCTGGCCGAGGAAGTCTGCGACCGTCTGGCCGTCGACCGCCACGCTTACGTACCGGCGGTGAGCAGGGTAACGGCCTTGTCCTGCAACAGGGCCACGTCGTAGCGCGTCACGACACGGATTCCAACTGAGTCGTAGTCGCCCCAGGTCTGGTCGAGGATCTTCACCTCGGCGTCGACGTCGCGGGCAACAACCACCTTGGAGAAGTCCACCAGGGCGGCGGTGACCGCGGGGACATTGTCGGTGATGATGACCGGCAGACCCAGCAGCTGGAACGCGGTGCCGTTCTGCACCGTCGAGGGATCGAACACATAGCGGGCGTCCGTATCGCCGACCTTGATCTTGCGGAACGCGTTGAACGTGGCCGAGTTCATCGCCCAATGGGTGGGGGTGACGTGGTTGGCCTGCGCGGTGGCGATCCCGTCGATCAGGGAATCGATGTCCTCGAGGTCGATGGATCCCTCGGCGATGCCGTCAGCCTGCAGAATGCCGGTGATCTCGTTGGCGCCGAATCCGTTCCACAGGGCCGCGTCGAGCGCATGGGACACGTCGGTGACGAGGCGCTGCCGCAGCACCGCTTCCAGCCCGATCACGGACTGGCGGATCATTTCATTGCTCACCCGAACCAAGACTTTCAGCGATTTCAACGACGACGGCAAGAGCTCTACCTCGTCGAAATCCACTGAGCCATCAGTGATCTGGGAGCCCTCCGAGACGAACCCTGCGGTGACACCGGACGCGATGCGCGGAACCCGAACCGGCGAAGCCGAGTTCAGGATCGTCGGGCCGGCCGACAGGAACGTGGACTGCTGTTCAAGGGGCTGCACCAGAAGCGATGCAACCTCGGACTGGAGGAGAGTGGTATTCCCACTGGTAACTTCAATAGCCATTATTTGGCCGCCTTTCAACAGGATTGGGAGATGCTTCGGCGACCAGGCCAAAAGATAGGGGGGTAGGGCGACCAGGCCCTACCCCCTGAGTTTACTACAGTGAACGCAGACGGTCCATAAGGCTGAACTCTGCGGTCTTCTCACCTTTATGGCCCTGCCCGATATCGCCGACCGGGCGGCGGGACTCAAGGTGCGGTTTCGCTTCTAGCAGCGCATCGATCGCCGCTGTCAACGTCTCCGGATCGTCGAGGTGCGCGGCGTCGTACGGCAGATCTGTCGGATCAGCCAACCGACCGGTAGCGCGGACGAGTTCGACGTGTAGCCGTTGGGCGTAGCCGCTAGCCCGCTGACGGTACTTCCCGTTCTCCTGGCGTAACTCCTCGACGATCCGGCGGGGATACATGTCCTCCGGTGTCGGTTCTGCCTCGTCGGGGCTATCCACATCGGGAGCGGTCGGATCTGCGGCCACCTCGGTCGTCTCCGACGAATTGGTTTCGGGTTGTGTTTCATCAACTTGCTCTTGCATATCGTTCTAACCTCCGTGTGTATTGGGTTGATTGGATGTTTTCGGCCCACACCGGGCGGGGCACGCAAGCGCAGCCGGGGTGGGTTTGGAATGGGTGTTCGGCGGGCCAGATTCGGCCTTCGCGCCACCACCACCGGCAGAGCTGGCACGGATCGCTATCCATGTGCCGTGTCCAGCCCTTAGTCAGTCCTGATTCGCGGATCGAGTCGGAGTAGGTGCGGGCGGCGGTGTTTAGTGGCTCAGCGCGCCCGAGGCGGCCGACGATCTTCTCGGGCACCTCGGATGCCCTGGCGGTGTCCAACAGCGTTGTAGCGGCTTTGGTGAGCCGTTCTACGTCATCCACTGGTGCCAGCCCGATCACCGGTATCGCTTTCTGGAAGGCGACGGTTGCCTCGGCGGCGAACGCAACCTCGGCCAGTGCAGCGGCTTGGGCGTTGTAGCCCGCGATGATCGCGGCCAGCGCACCGACGAATAGGCCATCGCCGAGAACAGATACATTTGCCCAGAGGGCGATAGCGGCCGCCTCACTCTCAGCCGCTAACGCCAGCAGGGTTTCCTGATATGGCGTCACTAGCTCACCAGCCGCGATAGGTCGACGCCTTGGGCGTCAAGGCTTTCGGTGCGGCGGGCGGCCCGTATCTTGACGATTTCATCGTCGGAGTAGCCGAGTTTCGCCAGCGCGTAGGAGGTCGGCAGAATGCCGGCCTGGTGCAGCTTCACCACCGCGTCGGCCTCTTGAGCGACTGATCGGGTTGCGGCGTCGGCCCATTGCACGCCGATGTCGTCGATCTGGTCCGGTGTGCGGCCGTCGCGGATCGCGATCATCAGTTTGGCTACCTGTTCCCAGGATCGGCCGAAGATCTGTTGCCGGTTCTCTGCCCGCGCTGCCAACGATGCCTCAGCGGCCCGCAGCGAGTCGGCGCTTGTCGGCTGATCGTGCATGACTCCGATGTAGTGGGCAGGCAACGCGGACACCGCCATGATCTGGCCGAGTAGCACGTTCACCGCGGTCTCGTAGCCGGTGAGATCGGCGCCCGCCAACTGGCCGAACTTTGCGTTGTCGTTTTCGGAGATCATCGCCCGGTTGCCCTCGGGGATAGGGTTGGCCTCTTCGGTTTCGCCTGTCTCGTCGCCGTTCTCGTCGAGCACCGGTATCTCGGTCAACTCGATGCCTGTCGCCCACCTGCGTGGCCTGGCGGTGTACTCCGACGCGACAAGCATGTCTGCAAGTGACTTGTTCAGCCCGTCCACCAACGGCATCAGATCATCGATCTCCGAGCAGCCGTAGTCGTCCAAGATCCGATCAGAGTTGCGTAGCGCAACGACCGGAACCGTACGAAGCGGGTTGCGGATCTCGTCAACGACGTTGTAGCCGTGCACGGTTGCGCCGGTCTGCTCGGCCCGCAGGCGCACGATCCGATCGGGCAGCAGCAGCACACCCTCAGTCGTGGTTTTCGTCTCCCAGCGCTTCACAGCGGCGGTGATTTCACGGCTTCCCGGATCGATCTGCACCGCAACCTGCTTGGCCGATTCAATCGTCACCTTTGGGCGGCCCGCTGCGTCGGCCCACACCCACACATACGAGTCGCCCAACAGCAGCGATTCGCGGTGCGCGATACCCGACTGTTGATCCATGTTCAGCCGAACCCATTCCGGCCACAGCGACGGGTCGCTGAACCCGGTGATCCGTAGCCGCTCGGCCAATGCTGTCACCGTCAGGCGCGGAATGTTCGACGCGATCCGCCCAAACCGGCTGCCCAAAGCGGTCTTCGCCTCCGGGGACAGGAACGCCAGCGCCTGGCGACCCTGGTAGTAACGCTCCAATTCGCCGTAGCGGCCGGCGGGCTCGTTGAGCCGTTGCATCAGCTCGATAACCAAATCATCTTGTGTCATGCGAAACTCCGTGTCTTCTTTCGTTTCTTGGTGGCGCGCCAGGTGGCGCGTGAATGCGCCATGACAAGGCAAGCGGCGCAGTCGATCTTGCGGGCTTGGCGCGACCTCGACGCCTTGTCGAGTCGCATACCACGCGGGTCTTCTCGGATCACCGCTGCGGCTACGTGGGCGGCTAGCACAGGGTGCCCTGAGTGCGTCAGCGCGCCGTTGACGCACGCCTTGTAAAGATCCGTGGTGGCGGCGGTCAAACGGCTCGGGCTGTGGGGGAACTCGACGACTGGCAGCCGTTCGGCCTCCAATGCCTGAAGGGTGCGAGTGAAGCGGAACGGGTCTGCACAGATCTCCTGCACCCGCCACCGCTTGCACGCTTCGCGGATCGTCTGTTCTACCTCTGCGACGGGCACGCGATAGTCGGGGTCGCCTTTCGGGTCCCACACGCGCACCACGTCGAAATGTGGCTCAGTCGAGACAGTCCCGACCAGGATGGCGGTTGCGTCCGAGTTGTAGGAGCCATCGAGGCTTAGAACAACGTCGGTCCCCTCCGGTACGGGCTCACCGGTCGAGAGGGATTCCCAAACACCGGGCGGCAAGAAGGCGTCGTCGTTGTCGATGGGCAGCTGGCACAGCCGCGCCCGACGAAACGTCGCCTCCCGCGTCTTCGGCGGCAACAAGGCGTGCAGTGCGTCGCGGTGCAAGAAATCGTCGAGGGCGGGGTTGGCCAGCTCCCAGCAATGAGCGCAGTCGACGGGGTGATCCTCGAAGCCGGCCGCCGAGAACTCGCGCCACACCATTGACGTGTCGTCGGGATTGTCGGCGGCGTAGTTCCGAAGATCCAGCAGCACTTGATCGTTAAGGTTCGGCCCCGGCGTCCCTATGCAGACCAGAGTGGAATGCTCGCGTTTCCCCTGCGCCAGCGTCAGCACCTCGTACGAGTCGCGGTTGGCTACACCGGCCTCGTCGAGGATCGCCAACGTGTAGTCCAAACCCTCCAAACGTTTCGGCTCAGCCGGTAGGCAGTGAAACGAACTGTCCGTGTTCGGGATATACAACCGTTCCTTGAACACCTGACAGCGGGAAGAAAGGTCCTCGTCGAGTTCCACCATGCGGCGCGCGATGTTGAATACGATCCCGGCCTGGCGTTCGTCAACAGCGACGACGCACACCACCGAACCCTCACCACCCGTGAACAGTTCGTAGACGCCCCACGCGGACATCAGCGAGCTTTTCCCGGACCCACGCGGCAGCATCCAGCCCGCCGTGCGCGGCCGAGGATTTGCGTCCAGCACCGACCCTACGAGGTCGCGCTGCCAATCCCTCAGCCGCAGCGGCGACCTCGCGCCCGTGCCTTTCGGCACCTTCACGAACTTCTGGCAAAACGAATCGAAACGCGCCGAACCTGTCGACCGCGGCCGCCAAGGCAACACACTGTCATCGACAGCTGCCTTCGGTCCGGCTCTCATGGCAGGCTCCAGGTATGGCAAGCATGAAGGGTCCATACGTCGACTTCGAGATTGTCTGGGCATACGGAGGCCCGCCGGGACTCAAGGAACAGATCACAGACGAGACGAAGCTCCAAGTCACCGAGGCCGGCGTTCTGCAGATCACGGATACCGCCAGCGGGTCGGCAATTACCTGCGCGCCTCACACGTGGAAGTTCGTGTTGCAGCATCAGACGTTGGAACCGAGGCCAATTGCGGTGTTCGACTGACTTCACGTAGACCGCCTACTGGTGTGTAACGCCCCCTGCGGCTTGCCATCCGGCGGCGATTCGGCCCCTTGACCGCATAGGCCCTGGTCAGAGGCTCGGCGTGCTGCCTCGATCCGTTCGCGGCCTTTACGAGTTGGGCGTCGTTTGTAAGCCTCCTCGAGTCGTGCGATCACGGCATCGGCTTCGGCTTGGGTGTACCTGTCGCCGCGCCTGCTGTTGTCCGTGTGGCAGAGCACGCGGAGGTTCTCGACGGCGTAGGCGAGTTCCTCGTAGTCGCTGACCGGGAGGATGTGGTCGACGGTCAGGCGCTCTGTGGACCCACACATATCGCAGTAGTTCTGCAGCTTGCGTAGGCGCTGTGACAGCTTCTTCCACTTCGTGGTGTTGGTGTGGACGTGGCCCTCGGGCCGTGGCTTGTCAGCCGGTGTGCAGTCGCGGCAATAGCTGCCGGCCGTGATCGGCTCCCCGCATGCGAGGCATGGGCGGGCGATCACTCGGTGTCCTGGTTGATTTGGTGGGCGCGGTCGCGGAGGGCGGCGAGTTCTTCTGCGCTGAGTTGCATGAGTTCGCCGAGGAACCGGTGCAGTCCCTCGACCTGACTCGGGGCGAGGGCGAGGAGGAAGTGGCCGAGGATCTGGTCGCGGAATTGGACGCCGATGCCCAACGTGGCGTTGGGTGCGGCGAAGAGGCGGCCTTCGAGATCGTGTGGTGCGAGGACGACGGTGCCCTGCGGGAAGTCGACGGCGGCCGGGTCGTGGAAGTTGGTAGTCATGGTGTTTCTCCTTTGTTGAGGACTCGGTGGTCGAGAAGTTCTTCGACGCGGCCCATGTGCGGGCAGTCGACGAACTCGAGTTCGTCGCAGGTGCATGTCCAGCCGTCGCGGGGACGCCAGCGAACGAGGTAGTTGTCGACGGTGGCGAGGACTGTGGCGTCGCGGGAGCGGGCGCCTAGGACGCGTAGGAACCGTACGGTCATGCGGTCTGTTCTCCTGTTTGCTGGGCGTTGCGGTACTTGTTCCGTTCACGGCGTCGATGTTGTGGCCGGTTGGGGTCCACCGTGGACCTGTGGTCCACCTCTTGTTTCCGCTGTTCAGACAGGGTGGACGGGTGGTCCACGGGTGGACCTCCGTACAGCGTTCCCGTTGGCCCTTTAGCGGTTCTAGCTGCGGTTATGCGGCGTTCGGTGATCAGCTCATTGATGGCGGCGTCGAAGTAGTCGCGCACGTCGGATTTGAGGCTGCGCCTTAGCTGGTTGTGGGGGATCAGCTGCTGATCGGGGAGCCGTGAGACGGTCCGCAGGATGCCCTCTTTACACCGCTGGAGCTTCCGATCGGAGATGATCTCCTCACGTTCGGCTGTGGCGAGTGCGCGGGCGGTGTTCTGGTTGCGGGACTGCTCGACGAGTGCGCGGCGGCAACGTTCGCGCGTGTGGGCGCTGACGTCCATCACGTAGCCCGACAGTTTCCAGTCGGTGTCGTCGACGATCGTGCGGCCGTCGAGTGCCATCAACGCGACTGCGACCTTCAACTGGCACAACAGTCTGTGTCCGTCCAGCGGATCGACGTTGTGGTCCTCGCGGAGTACTGCGAGGCGATAGTTGTCAATCGCGGTGCGGGCCGACTCTGGCACCTTGAGATCAGCGTTGCCGCCGACGACACGGAGGTGTCCTACGTCGCGCCCCCACGACGGGGTCTGGACCTTCCACACGCCGGGATCTTCTGGTGGGTCGTCGGGTGCGTCGGGATCGGTAACGGGAAGCCACACGAACCGCTGCGGCAATCCACCATCGGCGGCACCGAGTAGGGTCTGTGACCGTAGAGGCTGGACGCCTGCGATCAGGCAGGCCCGGTAGGAGTGGGCCTCGACGATGACGCGGGTGTCCTTGCCGGCGTTGCCGAATCCGAGTTGTTCCCCGGAGTACAGCTTGCGGGTCTCCGCTGAGAGGGTGGCACCGGAGCGGGCGGCAAGCGCGGCCCAGGTGTCGATCTCCGGGCAGGTGAAGATCACGTTGGTCACCGGATTGGGGTCGTCGGGTTTAGTGCCGATCGGCCGGAAGGTGCGGGCGACGCCCTCTCCGGTGCCGATCGGCACTTGCTCGATACGGGGGCCGTCGAACTGAATGCCTTCTACGGATGCAGCGTCAGCAGCCCCCTTACCGGTACCGGACGGGCCAACCGAACCGATGAACAGGTTCAACGACGTGCGTCCACCGACCAGCCCGGGAATGGTGATGTTCGGGGGGATCGTGGCGACCGCGCGGGCCATCGCGTTGCCGACAACGGCCCAAGGGCCGACCCTGCGGGCACGCGCCACTGTAAGCGCGTGCTGCAGGACCGGCCGGGCATTCCAGAACGTGGCTGTCAAGCTGCCACCTCCCACATTTCGGCGACGCGGATTGCGAGGCGCTGATCTTCTCCACCTCGCCGCCACATCACCCGCAGCGCCCGCAAGTTCGGAGCTGGAGCGAGCCCTTGGATAAGGAGATGTTCAACCGCGTCCCGGTACCCGTCTACGTACCGTTCGGTGATCTCGTCGGGGTCGTCGTAGTGCCAGGGATCGCCGTCCTCGATGCGCCGGGAGGCGCTGCGGCGGCGGTGGATACCTGTGATGTACTCGGCGGCTGCGGCATTCATAGCGTCTCCCGCAGGCGGTCGAGGGCAGCCAGGGTGCTGGTGATGTTGTCGTGGATCTGTTGGGCGCGGGTGCGTCGGGCACCGTCGAGGTGGCCGATCGCGTCGTGCAAGTAGTAGGCCGATGTGTCGATGTGGTCGCGGGCTGAGTCGATGGCATGCTTCGCGGCCTGGTCGACGTCGCAGGCTGTCTGTGTCATGATTGAACTTCCAATCTGATCTAGTGAGGGTTGGGTGCAGCGCCTCCCGCCCGACGCGGCAACGTCGGGATAAACGGGGGGCGTTGACGTATTGGGGGTGTTGGTCATGCAGCCCCCGGCCGATCGTCGGTTCGCTGCAAGGTGTTTGACGCGATCCACTGATGCACGTCGTCCCAGTCGTAGAAGACCCTCTTGCCGAGCTTCTTGAACTTGGGACCGGTTCCGCGATAGCGCTCTTGCGCTAGTGCCGCTTCTGATGTGCGGCGGTACACCGCGACCTCTGCCGGGGTTGCCAGCGGTCGAGGCGGGAGGTCAGCCACGTGACTGTATCCTTTCTATCTCGTGAGAGATCCAAACGATCGCTCTGAGGCTAATCGTGCATCACGATTCCTCACTCTGTCAAGTGAATCGCTTGTGCGATCCAAAAGATCGATTAAGATGTCTTCATGGCAGCAGACCAAGAGCCTGAGAAGGCACTAACGAAAAACCCACTGGGGCCGAGCGGTGAGGCGGTCGCCGCCAACGTCGAGCGCCTACTGAAGGAACAGAACCTGACGTTTGCGGCTCTGTCGGATCGCCTCGCGAAGATCGGCCGCACGATACCACCACTTGGGTTGCGAAAAATCGTCAGACGGACGCGTCGAGTCGACGCAGATGATCTGATCGGACTTGCTGTTGCCCTTGGTGTTTCACCGGTTACGCTGCTGATGCCCGAAACTCACGATGCCGGCGAAATGGTAGGCACAACGGGTGCCGACGAGGAACTGACCGCGCAGCAGTTGTGGGACTGGCTACGCGGTAGCTATCCGCTTCCGGGCGATGACCGGCTGACCCTCGTATTTAGGGCGGCGGCATGGCCCGGCTGGCGGCTCACCGACCAGGTTCAGCAGGACAGGAAAACGCAGGCGGCGTGGCTGAAGGCTCGTCGGGCAGAGCGTCGAGAACAGGAGCTGCTGTCCGATGGCGACGATTAGGCGGTACCCGACCGTAGCTGGGGAGCGGTGGGAAGTCCGTTACCGCCAGCCCAATGGGAACACTTCTCGTAAGCGCGGATTCACTACCAAGCGCGACGCATCGGCGTGGGCATCGAAGGTCGAGACCTCCAAGACCGAGGGTGCCTACGTATCACCGGCGCGGGGCCGGGTGACAGTCGGCGATCTGTCAGTCGGATGGCTGTCACGACAGGAACAGACACTTGCGCCGTCCTATTACCGCACGATTAAGTACGCGTACGGCAAGCATGTCGGACCCAAGTGGGCCGCCGTGCCCGTGAACAAGGTCGACATTCTGGATGTGAAGGCGTGGGCGGCGGCCATGACCCGCGACGGATCGAGCGCGACTGTGGTCAATAGGGCGGTCGGCATCCTGGCGGGCATCCTCGACGACGCGATCGAGCACCGGGCACTGGCGTTCAATCCAGCGCGTCGGTTCAAGCGGGGGGAGAAGCCGAAGAAATCACCGAAGCGACATGTGTACCTCACCGAGGAGGATGTGTGCCGGTTGGCCGAGGAGTCCGGTCGTCACGCCGATCTCGTGCTGACACTGGCATTCACCGGGTTGCGGTGGGGTGAGGCGATCGCGCTGACCGTCGCCGATGTGGAGTTCTTGAAACGTCGTATCTCGGTGCATCGCAATGCCGTCCAGGTCGGGCAGGAATTCGAGGTCGGGCAGACCAAAGGCAAGGAGAATCGCACGGTGCCGGTCGCCGCGTCGGTGCTGGCTCGGCTGGCGGTACGGTGCGAGGGCAAGGCTCCCGACGACTTACTTTTCCCGGCGCGCAACGGCGGCTATTTGAAACGTCCGAGTTATGACTCGACGGGTTGGTTCAACCGGGCGGTCGAGCGGGCGCAGGTGCAGACGATCACGCCTCACGATCTGCGACACGCGGCAGCGTCGCTTGCGGTGTCGGCGGGCGCGAATGTGCTTGCGGTGTCGCGGATGCTCGGCCACAAAGACCCGTCCGTGACGTTGCGGGTCTACAGCGATTTGTTCGACTCCGACCTCGACGCGGTAGCGGTCAATCTCGACGCGAAGATCGAGAAGTGTGTCCAAAGTGTGTCCAAAGCACCTGCCGACCGTCGCCGACCGCGCAAGAAAACAGCTGTCTAG